ATCAAGGCATTTTGTGACGACTTCGACCACATGAAGGACCAGATCACTTTAAAGATTAGGGGCGATGCTGCTGGCTCAAGTAGGTCGGCCAACACAGGCAAATCTGATTACTACTACATTGAAGAACAATTGAAATTCCGTGGCTTTAAGTTTGAAAAACAGGTGCCTAGGGCTAACCCTCCAATCATTGACAGAGTGAAGTTTGTGAATAGTTGGTTGCAGCCAATGGTCGGAAGGCATAGAATTGAAATAGACCCAAGTTGCAAGGATTTGATTAGAGATTTAGCCGCACAAGAGCTTAAGGGAAGACACCCAAGCGATGCGAACAATCTGGGCCATAAGGCAGACGCTTTAGGCTATGACATATTTTGGCAACAGCGTGCTGAACGCAGAGGCACATCACGAATGGAACAGCTATAGGGAAGACAATGGCTCTTAAAGACGATATTCCAGCATTACTAGAACACATCAGACACAACGCAAAGTATTGGACAGATAACCATGCTTTGATTGATATCTATGAAGGTAACTTAAAGCCCTATGTTGAAGAAAGTCTTAGGGCGCAATTGTCAGCACAAGCCTATGAGCAAACCAAAGGGCGCGTCAGTCCGATCAATGTTTTGCAGCGTATTGTCGACAAGCTTTCAAAGATCTATCAGGAAGACCCGACCAGAAGAGTTGAAGATGGCGCAACACAAGATGATGAGTTGTTAGATTTTTATGAGAAGTGTTACAAGATCAACACCACAATGAATTGCTCTAATGAGTTTTTCAATATGTCGAAAGCGTCTTTGTTAGAACCTTATGTTCACAAGGGCAAGCCAAAGCTAAGAGTTATTCCTAATGATCGTTTTTTGCCTTGGTCTAATGATGAAGTTGACCCACAAAACCCAACACACATCATTGTTTCACATGGTAAAGAGACTTATTTTAAAGGCGCAGAGAAGCGCACCCGTAAGCTGTTTAGAGTTTACACCGATGAAGAGTTTCTAATCTTTGACAGTGACGGAAACGTTCGACTAGACAAGATGGGTGAAAACACAGACGGCATTAACCCTTATGGCCGAATCCCTTTTGTTTATGTGAACCGATCAAAGAATTTGTTAGTGCCTAAGTTAGACACCGATATGTTGGCTATGACTGTTCTAATCCCTGTCACAATATCCGATCTAAACTTTGCGGTTAAGTTCCTTTGTTTCAGCATTGTTTACACGATTGATGCTGACGTTGAGGGAATGAAGAAAAGCCCGAACGCTGTATGGCATTTAAAGACCGATGCTGATGGTGTGAAGCCTGAGATTGGTTCACTGGATCCGTCTGTCGACAGTGACAAAGTTTTAGCGCTTATTCAGGCAGAGTTTTCCCTATGGCTCAACACTAAGGGAATTAAGCCTGGTTCAATCGGTAAGCTAACAACGGACAACTTTGCGTCTGGCATTTCTAAGATGATTGACGAAATGGACACATCTGAAGACCGCAAGAAACAGGTTTCGTTCTATGCTGATGCTGAAGAAGACCTATGGTCACTCACTAAAACCATGCACGACTATTGGGTAAGAACTCAGCAGATTGATCCGATGCCATTGTTTAGCGTTGATTCAAAGATTATCACAGACTTTCAAGAGCAATTGCCTACGCTCACTAGAGGCGACATTGTTGAAGACCTTGAAACCGAAGTTAATGCAGGGTTTACGTCAAGACGACGAGCCATTAAGAAGCTCAACCCCAAGATGACCGAAGACGAGATCGACCAACTTATTGCAGAGATTGACCAAGAGAAAAGCGCGAACGTTGTTGTTGCCGTACCTCCTACTGATGAGACTGAAGCTGAAGAAACCGAAGGCGAATCAGATAGTGAGGAAGAAGACGATGAATAGCCTTATTCTAATAGCGTTTTATTTGTTTATGACGTTTTCATTTGCAGGTTGTATGCAGGGGATAATGACCAGTGACATGTCGATGCTTGCAGTTGGTTGGGTTTGTTTCTTTTTGATGTGTTTGACTTCAACGTTTTACGTTCCGCCAGGTGACGACAATGGCTAAAAAACAGTCATTCATTGTTAACTTGCCCAAAGGCTTTGACGCTACAGACCAAGCTGAATTTGTTGATTTGGTGTTAGATCACATCAAGACAAGGACTCAAAATGGTGTTGGCGTTAGGCGCATGGGAAGAGGCTACCAGACCTTTGCTTTTCCTGGGTACACTGCTGAATACAAAAAGGCCAAGGGAAGCTCAGACGTTGATTTGACGCTATCAGGCGACATGTTAGAAGCCCTAGAAGTCATCAAGAAAACAAAGGACACTGTTGAGATTGGTTATAAAAGAAGCAACACACAAGCGGGCAAGGCAGAGGGCAACCAACTGGGAAGCTATGGCAGGGCACCAGACAGAAAAAAGGCCCGCCCATTCTTAGGATTAACAAAGGCAGAGCGTGACGAACTAGAAAACCAGGTGAGGGGTTAAATATGAGCATTCTTTGGGACATGGTTAAGTTTATTATTTATTCATTTTTGCTTTTAACTTTGGGCTTTTTGATGGGCGTCCAAGCAAGTGTCGATTCGTCAAGGCAGGAAGTTGTTGTCATTGAAGACTGCCGCGGAGTTAGTGAAGAAGTCGAAAAATCTTATTAAGGTTGTTCTATGCCAGTAGAAAAGGACATCACAGACTTCGTTAAGAGTGTTGAAAAAACAATAGACGAGTCTTTGTCAAGAAAGCAGCTAACCATTTTAGGTAAGGCTACTTTGACCATTATTTACAAAAGAACTAAAAAAGGAATTGGCGTAAGGAAAACAGGTAGTATTGGCAAAAGCCCCAAAAAGCTTAAGCCTCTGGCAGATAGCACCATAGCAAGGCGAAAAGCATTTAAAAGACTTAGCTCAACTACTTCACCTGGTAAATCAAACTTGACCTTCACGGGACAGTTGTTAGATTCATTAAAAGTAAAGAAAATCAGTGCAAGAAAAAAGAGTTTCGTTATTTCGCCAGAGGGCAAACGTAGGGGTGGTTCGATTGCAAACTTTGAAGTTGCCGAGTTTGTCGATGAAAATGGCCGCCCATTTTTGGGTTTAACCAAAGACGATGTGAAAGACATTACCAAGCTTTATCAATCAAGTTTTGCGAAGTTAGTGCGCAAAAGATTGACATAAACATTTAAACCATGGAGAATTAACAATGGAACAACAACCAACACCAGCGGCCGCAGTCAGTGACGAAGCCAATGGAACCCTTCAGACAGCCAGTGGCGTTGAAGAAACACCGAGAGCTGAAGAAACCGTCAAGTATTCAACATACAAGCGTGTCGTTAGCTCTGAAAAGAACTGGAAGGCAAAGGCCGAAGAACTACAGGCTCGAATTGAGTCGGAGCAAAACGCAGCCCTAGCCGAGCAAGGTAAGTACAAGGAACTGTACGAGAACGCGCAGGAAGCAAATGCGACTTTGCAGAACCAGATTGCTCAACAGCAAAAAGACCGTGAGGACTTTATGAAGCTACGAGCCATGGTCGGTGCCATTGATGGTAAGGTTGATTCTAAATATTACGGGTTGATGCCGATTGACAAAGTTTTAGTTGATCCAGAAACGGGTGAGTTAGATCAAATGTCAGTAACTAAAGCGGTTGAAACCTTCCGGCAGGTTTGATTCAGGGAACAAAGCCCGCGCAAATGCCAGCTCAAGCACCGCAATATGTGCAAGGGCAAAAGTCATTCACTGAAATGAGCGCTAGGGAAATGGCGAACGATGTTGGTGAAAGGCTTTCTAAAATGAGAGGCAAATTTTAACTAATTAAAAAGGAGGCCACGGAATGGCTGAAACTGGAATTTCGGATGTTGGATCAAGCATCCTAGCTGATGTATCGGCAACCCTACAAAGTTTTTTAATTCAAGAATCTAAACTTCTTCCAACTGTCACTAGAATCCCTGCATTGCCAGGACGTTCTTCTGTTGACCTTAACTTGATGCCAGGTCTTGTTGTTGGTGATAAGTCTGAGAATGTTGCGGCTTCTTTGCAAGAGCTTACAACTTCTGCTGACACCCTCAACTTCGACAAGGAAAAAATTGTTGCATTCGCTATCGAAGATCGTGCGCGTGAGCAATCAATGGTTAACCTTGAAGCTGGTGGTCTTGAGCGTGCTGCTAAGGCAATCGCTCTACAAATGGACCAAGATATTGTGGCTCAACTTGAGTTGACTTCTGCTTCGGGTCCAGACCACAGAGTTGCATACGCGAACAGCTTAACTGACGACACTCTAGGCCAAGAAGACGTTCTTGAAGCTAAAAGACTTCTTGCGGTTCAAAACATTGAGTTTGGTGATTGCAGAATTGGTGTTGGTCCTGGCTCTGAAAAGAACCTTCTTTTGATTGATAACTTCGTTCACGTTGACAAGTACGGTGCAAACACTGCAACTGCTAACGGTGAAATCGGTCGTCTTTATGGCGCTCCTGTTATCATGTCAAACGTCTTTGATGACGCTAAGACTTTGTTCTGGCATCCAGAGCATGTTGTTATTGGCGAGCAAAGAATGATGAAGTTCGAAAGCGACAGAGACATTCTTAAGCTTTCTGACATTTACGCGGTTCATGCGCTTTACGGTGTTCAAGTCCTTGACGGCGGAAAACGTGGCGTAATGATGGGAACAGCGGCTTAATAGTTTCCTAATCTGGTGGGGTTCTTCGGAGCCCTACCTTTTTATTTAGGTGTTTATGTCTGACACTTTGCACATTCCACATTTTGTTGAGGGTAAGGATAAAGTCGACCTTCAACGTCAAATGATTGCTTTGCAGGTTCAAGACGGCAAGGCTTATAGATTTTTCGACATTCAAAAAGACGGCAGCAAGTGGGTTGCCTGGTATTTTAAGAAGGCGAGGACTAAATAATGGCTGGCCTTGGTGGAATACATGACAGAGAGTATGGGAAGTTTCGGGCTAA